AGCGTAGGAAGCTCCTACTCTTTCTGATTGAACCGCCGCACCCTGAACGCTTAATTGAATTGAGTCAGTGATTTTTGATGTGATTTCGCCAGCAAAAGCAGGAGTAGTGATGAATAACGAAAAGATAAGTGCTAATCTTTTCATTGTTCTAGTGGTGATGAACTATTTGTATTTAGTGAGACACTTCTTTAATTGGCACCTTGACAAATCCTAAATATTAACTTATTATGTAAAAACCCGCTACAAAATGGCGGGTTTCTTATTATGAGTCCTTGACGTGACAATTAGAGCCGTGGGGTCTGCCCTCTGAGAAGAGGGAAGTGCGCTTTCCCTATACGGATGTAGAGTTCAATTAATTTTAATGCAAAATATCTTTACAGTAGCCCTGCCTCTTCTGGCAACGGTTACAACCAGTACGGCAACACTGCCATTCGTAAACTACAAAATGGACGGTCCTCCGCCCCCTGTAGTTGAAGAGACAGCAATCCGCGAGGTTGCTCCCGCAAAACCTAAAGAGACAAGGTTAATTTGTAAAGGGTGTAATGAAAATGAGAATGCTACCCTGGCATACTTCCAGGATCGTGGTATTAAAGACAGAAACGCCCTTGCTACCATCATGGGTAACATTCGTCAGGAATCAACTTTTATTCCTAACATTTGTGAAGGTGGTAGCAGAACCAGTTGGGGTAACTGCGGACGCGGTTACGGACTGATTCAATGGACATCTGCCAACCGTTATTATGGATTGGGTGATTTTGCTAAGAAGTATGGTGGTTCTCCATCAGCACTTCACACGCAACTTCGTTATCTAACAAATGAAGTCCAGTGGCAAAAGATTGAGGAGCGTATGAAGACTCCTGGCAAATCAATTAACCGCTACATGGACTATGCGTATAGTTGGATTGGATGGGGGCATCATGGAGCCCGCACTTCGTATGCTCATGATTATGCTTCTCGTCTGATCACGGTAGAAGTTTGATATATAAGGGGAGTGCTGCAGAACTCCCCTTTCTTATGATTAACTTTAACTTTGGTAAGAAGAAACCAGATAAAAAACAATTAATAATACTCAGTGTTGTATTATCTTCTATTATCGCAGCACTCTCACAATGTACTGGAGTATCTGAAAATGGACTTTGGGACTTATTGGATGAAATTCAAAGAAGATATTTCCCGCAGACTATTCTCAATGAGATTTTTATTCAAGATCCTAACAAAGTAGAACGCAGAGTCAAACGTGATGTAGATCGTGCTATCAGTGAAGTAACTCCAGAGTATGATCGTATTATCCAAGAATCAAATAATCGTTATAAACCACGTTATGTTGAGAAGGCACCAGACGGCAGTGAGGCACAGAGACTGCTTGGTGGAGAAATGAGAATTTGTGCCGTATGGGTTGACGACTGCCCTAAGGAGTAGTATAATACTCTCATAGGCAGCGGGGGTCCAAACTCCGTGTAAGTCCTGCCCCTCCCTGCCCATTGGGTCGATAAAGATGGGAGGTCCCTTAAGGGCACGTAACTCAGATGGATAGAGTATCCGACTTCTAATCGGTTTGTCGGGGGTTCAAGTCCCTCCGTGCCTGTTGGAGATTTTATTCTCCAAACCATTCCCCTGTAGTTCAGCGGTAGAATCGCAGACTGTTAATCTGTTTGTCCCTGGTTCGAATCCAGGCGGGGGAGTTAGACCTATAAATAAATAAAAAAAGGTCTAATATGAAAGGAACTTGTCTCTATTGTAAAACCGAGTTTGATTACAGTCCCTCCCAAAAAAGAGGAAAATACTGTAATAATAAATGTCAGCAGATGTATCAGCATCAGTTGAAAGTTAGTGCTTGGTTGAATGAAGGAAAAGTTCCTGGAATCAAAGTAATACGAAGATACTTACTAGAACAAAATAATTGTTGTAGTGAGTGTGGTATTACTGAATGGAATGGCAAACCTATTGTTTTAGAGGTTGACCATATTGACGGTCACCATTATAATAATAACATAAGTAACTTACGGTTACTTTGTCCCAACTGCCATTCCCAAACTCCCACATATAAATCTAAAAATAATGGTAATGGGAGACCTAATAGATATGCCCTTGTAACTCAGTGGTAGAGTGCGATACTTGTAATATCGAAGTCATCGGTTCAAATCCGTTCGGGGGCTCTTGACATAATACTTATTATGTCATATACTTTACAAGTCCGTGTGAAGTGAAGTGCGTGGGGTTCCGTGCCTGTGAAGGGAAACCTGAGGCTGGGTAAATCCCCACCATTGCGGAAGTAACTCAACGGTAGAGTCCCTGCCTTCCAAGCAGGTTGTTGCGAGTTCGAATCTCGTCTTCCGCTCTTAAAAAGTCTTAACCGTATCTTAATTGACACATCTGATACGGTTATGCTATGATACCATCAACTTAATCATCTTTTAAGATTTGGTTAAGCACCTCTATATACCAAGGTTTATCTAAAAAACCTTAATTGTCCTATAGTACATAAAACATTTTTATGAAACTCAAACAACTGATGCTTGCACCTGTTGCTTTTGGAATGGTTGCTCCTGTTGCTGCGAATGCCGCAGACCTTAATATGGCAGCAGTCAACCAATACACTTCCTCGGAACAAGTCTCAAGCATCAAACAACTTTCTGATGTCCAACCTACGGATTGGGCTTATCAGGCACTCAGCAATTTGGTTGAGCGTTATGGTTGCGTTGCTGGTTATGAAAACGGAACTTATCTTGGTGGTAAGGCAATGACCCGTTTTGAAGCAGCAGCACTTCTGAATGCTTGTCTGGATCGTGTGACCGAAGTGACCGATGAACTCTCTCGTCTGATGAATGAGTTCCAGAATGAACTGACTATTCTCAAAGGTCGTGTTGCCAAACTGGAAACTCAAGTTGGTCAACTTCAGGCACAGCAATTCTCCACCACTACCAAACTGCGTGGTGAAGCAACTTTCGTTATTGGTGGTGTAGAAGGCGCCCGTCTTGCTAACAGCAGCAACGTTGGCAACACCGCTTTCAACTATGATGTTCGCTTGAACTTTGATACCTCCTTCACTGGTAAGGATCTGCTCAAGACCCGTCTGCGTTCTGGCAACTTCTCTTCGCAACCTTTCGGTTCGTCTTCTTCACTGTTCAAACTGGACAAGGCAGAAACCTATGCGAACCAAGTTACTCTTGATCGCTTGTACTACAGTTTCCCTGGTCTCACTAAAGGTGTGACCCTGACTGCTGGTGCTATCGTTCGTAACACTGAGATGTCTTGGATTCCTACCGCATACAAGTCGGACATTCTTGACTTCTTTGCTGTTGCTGGTGCTCCTGGTGTCTATAACAAGGCAACTGGTGCTGGTTTCGGTGCTCAGTGGGTACAACCTGGTAAGAAGGGTAAGGGTGGTTTCGTTGCCAACCTGAACTATGTTGCTCAAAGTGGTTCTGATTCTTCTAAGGGTGAGTTTGATGCCACTGGTGCTCTGAATACTCTGGCACAGTTTGGTTATCGTGCTCCTCAGTATGGTGTCGCATTCGGTTATCGTTATGGAACCGAAGGAACCCGTGTTCGTACCTTCAATGGTGTTGCTGGTAATGCTGGCACTCTCGCCGCTAACCAAACCTCTAACGGTTATGCTCTGAACGCTTATTGGCATCCCAAGACCTCTGGTATTATTCCTTCTGTGAGTGGTGCTTATGGTTGGAACAATGTTCAGGGTCCTGCGACCCCTAACGCTGCTACCAACTCTACTACCTGGATGGCAGGTGTTCAGTGGAGCGATGTGTTTGCTAAGGGTAATGCTGCTGGTTTCGCCATCGGTGCTCCTGGCAACGCTCCTACCCTCAGTAAGGATGCTGTGATGTGGGAAACCTTCTATCGTTACAAAGTTAGTGATAACATCAGCATCACTCCTTCTGTGTTCTATGTGTCTAACAACCAAGGTCTGAAGAATGCTTCTTCTAACTATGGTGGTGTGATCCAAACCAGTTTCAGGTTCTGATAATAACCTGATACCTTTAAACCTCTCTTCGGAGAGGTTTTTTGGTGTTTGATAACATTTAACTTTCTCTTAAACTTAATCAAGTACAATTACTTACGAAGTTTTTAATTCTTATGAAACTCAAACACATTGCTACACTTGGTCTTGCTCTTGCTCCTACCACTGCACTTGCTGGACCTATTCTCAATGGTGCTGGCGCCACCTTCCCTGCACCAATTTATCAACGATGGTTCCAAGATTATGCACGAACTACTGGGAACAGGGTTAATTATCAGTCCGTTGGTTCTGGCGCTGGTATTCGTCAATTTGTTGCGGGCACAGTTGACTTCGGAGCAAGCGACGAACCAATCAAAGCAAAAGAAGCAGCAAAAGTAAAGCGTGGTGTTGTTCAGATTCCTATGGTGGGTGGAACGATTGCTGTTGCCTACAACAAACCTGGATGCAAACTGAAACTGACTCAGAAGCAAACTGTTGATATCTTTGCTGGTCGTATTAAGGACTGGAAACAAGTCGGTTGTGCTGCTGGTTCTATCAGGGTTGTCCATCGTTCGGACGGTTCTGGAACCACTTATGCTTTCACCAACTCTCTGGATGCTTTTGGTGGTTGGACTGCTGGTGTTGGTAAGTCAATCAACTGGCCTGTTGGAGTCGGTGCAAAAGGTAATGAAGGTGTTGCTGGAACTCTTTCCAACACTCCTGGTGGTATCGGTTATCTCAATACTGGATTCGTTCGTGCTAATAAACTCCAGGCTGCTGTTCTTCAGAACAAGGCAGGTAAGTTTGTTGGACCTTCTGCTGTAACTGGTGCTGCTGCTCTGAATGGAATCAAACTGGATCCTGTGACCCTTGCTGGTGAAGATCCTAATCCTGCAGGTGCTCGTGCCTATCCTATTTCCACTCTGACCTGGATTATTGCCTATAAGAGTGGTTATGCTCCTGGTAAAGCGACCGCAGTTCGTGATGCTCTGAACTATGCTCTGAGTTCCAAGGCACAATCACTTGCTGATGACCTGGGTTATGTTCCTCTTTCTGGTTCTATTCTGAATCGTTCCCGTCTGAAAGTTCAACAAATCGGTCTGGGCGAGAAGTGATACATAATGGGGGGGGGGTTGACAAGACCCCCTTTTTATTGTATTATAAGTAACGAGTCAGGAGGTTTATGTCTCTTCTTTCGCAACTAGACAGGCAACTTGCCATAAGTGCTTTTGAGCATTATGCTGATTTTCTAAACAGTGAAATATCTTTTATTGAAGATTCCCAACTAGTTGACGACCCAAACTATCCAGAGTATCATACATACAAGCAAGAGTTGTATGAGTTAAATACACTTCTCAACTGGGTACGTTTGGAGCACTTCAAGAATGAAAATTAATCTCTGGTATTGTAAAGATATGAATCTCTGGCGTTGGACTTTGACGGATGATCATCGTCCAGTTGTCAGACAAGAATCTGGACAACAAACTCATCTACGTGATGCTATGAATGATGTAGCAAATACTGTAGAATATCTTATGGGTCAGTTTTGACTTTTTATGGGCGAATAACTCAGCGGTAGCAGTGTCTCTTTTACACGGAGAAAGACGGGGGTTCGAATCCCTCTTCGCCCATTATAAATACCTAAAAAACTGGTATAATGGAAAAGTTATATAAATTACTTTCTGATACTCAGGCAACTTTGTTTGCACTGTTCCAGAAAACTTGGGTCTATCACTGGAACGTGGTTGGTTCTGAGTTTTATCAGTTTCATAAAGTATTTGGTGAACAATACGAAACAATGTTTGAAGAGATTGACCGTCTCACCGAACATATGCGTTTTCTGAATATTAAACCAGTACCGACTCTAACCAGAATTTCTGAAGTTTCTCATATCTCAGAAACAAATAGTAAGTTGGATGATATGGGAATGGTGAAGGACCTTATTAAAGATAATGAAACTTTGGTAGACTTGTTCAGACAAGTTGCTGAAGAATCGGAAGCACAGAAATCAAGAGGAACGACAAACCTTGTTGATGATTTAAACGAAGCACACGGGAAGTTTATTTGGATGCTTCGCTCATTTACTGAAAAATAATTAACTAATGAACAATGGAAAATTTAAGAATCAGATGCCGCTCCTGTGGTAAAGAGTTGGAAGGGCATCCTACGAAAACTGTGACTTGTGGTTGTCCAAATATGGCAACGATTCGTGGAGATAAGATCTCGGCAGTTGATCTATCCTCTGTTGTTATGTTAAACTCTTATGGTCATAAATCAAAGTCTGGTGTTCTGACAAATGAAGATCTTGCCTTTCAAGAAGCAAGAAGGCAACGTAAGGTCAGACGTTTAGACTTTGAAGTCAGATAGGTCTTAATACGCAGTTCTCATCGTAACGAGCATATTGAAACCCATCTTCTTGCAGTTCACCAAAACCAAACTTACGAGCAACTAAAGATCGTTGACGTTTTCCAATCACCAGTGAAGACTCTGTAAAACCATCATTAATTTTTGGTCCGTGTGGTTTTGCCACTAAAATATCACCAGGTCTTGGGGAAAGTTTTACCATACCTTTTTCTAAGTGTTCATAAGTATATTTCATAAAGTGGTAGAAGATTTTTTTTCTTTCTTCCAATGAAAACTCATTTGGTTGTTTGGTATATTTGACTTCGTAACCAACTTCTGCGACTCTTGTTTTTTCGTGAAAATAAATTCTTTCCGCTAGAGTTTTAATTCTTTCTTCAAGTTCTGGTGAGTTATAATGATCTTCAAACTCTAGATATAAGTAACTCTTTTTAGTTTGGTAGAGTATAATAAAGGTATAAATTGCCATTGCTCCATCAGAACATTTGAAGTTGGTTTGGTTATATCTTTTATTTTCTTTTGGATAAACTGGTAGTCTATCCTTATAACCAAGATGTTTGAGAAGTCTTTCAAACTCAATTCTTTTTTCTGATGGTGTTATAAGCACTTGACGAAACTGAATAGATAGTGTATATTATATCATATTGGAAGCGTGGCAGAGTCCGGTTTATTCTTATAAATATTTCATAAGGTATCAATAAACCACCGTGCCCAGAAATCCAAACTGTTCTTGTTGTGTTTGTGAAAAATTAATCTATAGAAGACCATCCCAAATAATTGGAAATGTTTTTTGTAGTTCTGAATGTTGTGGAAAATTTCAAAGAATAAATGAAAAACTTTGTCCTATATGCGGCAAATCATTTATTGGACATAAAAAAACCTGCTCAAGGTCTTGTTCAAATAAATCAAGAACTGGTATAAAATATGATGGAACTAATTCAAATAACAAATCTACTAGGAGTAAAAGATTAAGACTTCAACTTGCCTCAAAGAGGAGTGGTAAATGTGAAGAGTGTGGTAATGAAAATTACAATATTCTTCAAGTTCATCATATAATTGAAAGATGTAATGGTGGAACTGATGATGAAAGTAATCTACAATTGTTATGTCCTAATTGCCATTATACAAAACATTTAGGTTATTCAAAATATACGGAAGATAGCACCGATGGTTGGTAAATCGCCTTGAAAGCGATGCCAGGTTCACGCCTGATGGTTCGATTCCATTATCTTCCTTCTTCATATAAATACCAGAAAAGTCTTTGTGACGAATGGGTATTCAGATAAACGGGCAAACTGATACTATTTCAGCGGTTGATGGTGCGTTGACTGTCAGTGGTGCCGAACTACCTACTGTAACAAACTTAAATGCGACTGGTATATCCACATTTTCCAAAGGTATTGTAATTGGTACTGGAACTTCTATAAGTTCTCCTACAACAAATACACTGACTTTGGGAACTAATAACGCTGAGAGAGTTAGAGTAAGTGCTGGCGGTGTCTCTATAGGAACCGTTTCTACTTATGGTGATAGTAACGCAAGTTTTACATCTCTTTCTCTTGGTGGCAATGGAACTAGATATGGTCTATTAGAAATAAAACAATCTAATAGTGTTGCTGGTTCTTGGATTGATTGTTATGGAACTAATGGTAATGGTGATTTGAGGATAACAACTGCTGGAACATCAAATAAAATCACTTTTTGGACTGGCGGAGCGTTTACAGAAAAAGTTTGTATAACATCTGATGGAAATTTGGGTATAGGAATCACAAATCCATCACAAAAATTTGAAGTTGTTGGTGGAGAAATTAAGGCAGGTAGAGTTGATTCAACTAATGAAGGTGGTCAAGTAAGTTTCGGTAGAGCAACTGATAATGCGACTGGTTGGTATATTGATGTTTATGGCAATACATCAACACCAAGTCTTCGTTTTGTTGATGTAAGTAATGCGGCAGTCAGAGCAACTATTGATGGTTCTGGTAGATTGACATTGCCTTATCAACCGATGTTTCAGGCATATGGAGTAAGTGGTGGAACTTTCGCAACTGGTAATTATTGGATTTTTCCTTCCACCTTTGTTAATATTGGAAATCATTACAATACTTCAAATGGAATATTTACCGCGCCAATAGCAGGAACTTATAAATTTTGGTGGTCTTTTATTGGTGGTAACCAGAGTGACGTGTATAGATATACTATTCATAAAAATAATAGTTCATTATCGTCAGGCACACCACAATTGAGAATAGATACCAGTCTTGCGGGAACTGAATATGGAAATGGTAATGTGACTGTTATAATTTCTTTATCTACTAATGATACAGTTAGAATATATTTTTCTTCCGATAGTGGCAATCTGTCATATCCTTTTGGAAACTCTTCTGTTGACGCATATGTGTTATTTGGTGGAATGTTGTTAGGATAAAGATAAATACTCAAAAACACCTTATGGACTACACAATTACTTTAACCGAAGCAGAAGACCTAGCACTCCAATACGTCGCTGCTGATCCACAAGACTGGATTGATAACGCAGCACACAACCGTGCTCGCATTGCAATTGACGAAATCTGTGACCTCTACGTCAAGCATAAGTTAGACAACAACGAAGCAATTACTGCCACTAACAAATCAGATATGGTTCTGGCAGCATACGAAGAAGGTCTAGTCAAGACAGCAGCACAAAGAAACGAAGAAGCAGCAAATAATACACCTTCTTTATAATCTCTTAAACACTTTCTTGAAACCAACACATAGTTGACAGGTTGAAACTACTGACTAGCATAACTAGTAGTATTCAACCTAAAACCTATGGATCAGCGCACCTACGATAATTGGGTGAAGATCAAGGAGACTTTTGAACAGTCTGGCAACACAGACAATATGTTCTACAAAAGATCAGTTGAAATAGTCAAGACCAGAAGAGACCCTCTGGCGAAGTTTCTTGGTGATGAAAAATGATGCACGAACAAGAAGAATTGGTAACTCGTTCTGAAGTTCAGGAGATGATTGATGCTGCTATACGACGACACAACCGTAATGCTTCTATCATTAGCATGTGCGTCGGTTGGGTGGTTCTTGCTTTATTTGCTGAGGGACTCCTCCGACTAGTGGGTGTTATTCCGCCATTACTACCATGGCTCAAAATCACTCTGAACTAATCTTTTTAGTTCCTTGGTTTGTGCTTGTGGGAATTGCTGTATCAATGTTTATACAAGGTTGGATGGTAATGAATGCTCACTATGGATATTCAAAAAGTCCAAAAGTGAAGCATCCAGAAATGAACGACGTTAAGGCAGGAGATCCATTACTTGTGCTTAGAATTACGGAAGAGGATTTAGAAGAACTCCAAAAAAGAGTTCTACAACAAAAGATAGACGAACTATTTGAAGAACCTTCAACTTATGAGGACGAGGATGATGAGTAATCTTTTTGTATCTTCATTTTTACTTTTTGGTTCCATTGTATTATTCATTTACTGGGGACTTACACACGCATATCCAGGAGTTATATGAAAGTAGGATTAATCGGACTTGGAAGGATGGGAGAAGGTATGTCCCGTCGTATGATGAAAGCTGGTATCGAAGTTTGGGGATACCGAAGGAATTATGAAAAGGCAAAAGAAGCATATGAAAAAGGATATGTAAATGGTGTCACAACCACTATCGAAAATCTGGTAAAAGTTGTCAAGCAAACAAAAAACGTGGGAGTACAACCAGGAATTTTCCAGATGGTTGTGCCTGCAGAAACAGTAGAGGAGACGATCAATGAGTTACTACGATTTTGTAGTGAAGGAGATATTATTATTGATCATGGCAATAGCAATTTTAAAGACAGTCGGAAAAGAGCAGAACGGTTGGCAAAACTTGGTATCCAATATATTGATTGCGGCACTAGCGGTGGTGTTTATGGTTTGGATCGTGGATACTGTCTTATGGTTGGAGGTGGAGATACTGCAGTCGCCACTTGTTCGCGCATTTTTGATGCCCTCTCCCCAGGTCTCGACGCTGCCCCCAGGACTCAATTTGACTCAGACGTAACTTCTGCTGAATATGGGTGGTTGCATTGTGGTGGTCCAGGTGCAGGGCATTTTGTAAAGATGGTTCATAATGGAATTGAGTATGGAATAATGCAGGCATACGCAGAAGGATTTAACATTATTAAAAACGCCAATGCAGGTGCTCAGTATGTTAGAGAAGGAGACGCAGAGGTTGCCCCAATGGCAGACCCAGAAAGTTATTGTTATGACATTGACGTTGCTGAGGTGGCTGAGTTATGGCGTCGTGGTAGCGTGGTTGGTTCTTGGTTACTCGATCTTACTGCTGATGTGCTTCGGGGCAATAGTGAGCTTAAACAGTTCTCTGGTGGGGTATCCGACAGCGGTGAGGGTCGTTGGACTGTTTCTGCCGCTGTGGATTTGGGGATACCCGCTCCTGTTATTACTACTGCCCTATTTGAGCGATTTAATTCACGCAATCTTGGATCGTTCGGAGCAAAAATCCTGAATGGTATGCGTTATATGTTTGGTGGACATCACGTAAGATAAAGGAGTTTTCTAATGGAAAGATTTAATGGACTCACAGAATACGAACTGAAACTCTTAGCAGATGCTGTCTGGACAAGACAGAGACACTTCATTGCAGGAGATAGAAGATTTAAGGAGTATGGAGCTATTCTGGATGAAATTCAGAAGTTAGTAGATTACAAACCAGGTGTATTTTTATGAAAAAGTTCAACGATATAATTCTATTAGTCACGATATCCATCATTGACTTTCTGTATCGTGACCTACCCATACAAAGATTCTGGGTTCTGGAAACAATTGCCAGAGCACCATACTTTGCTTTCGTCAGTGTGTTACATCTCAAAGAATCATTAGGACTCAGAGACTTATCACACTATTATCTAATGAAAGAACACTTTGCACAGACACTCAATGAAACCGAACATCTCATCGAAATGGAAAGGCGTGGTGGTGCCGACCGTTGGTATGACCGCTTTATTGCTTATCACTTGGTTCTCATCTATTATTGGATTCTGGTGGGTTATTACTTTATTGCTCCTGTCTCTGCTTATCACCTGAATGCAGGCATTGAGTATCACGCTACTGAGACCTATCTCAATTACTTCTGGGATCATCCAGAAGACACTAGAATAGGTGAGATCGCAGTGGATGAAATTAATCATTATATTGAACTCTCAAGAGCAATGGAGATGGTCTGATGTTATTAGCAAAGGCACTTTTATTTGTTTCAATTCCTTTCGTATTAACAACTCTTTATTTCGGAACAAAAGGAGGGTATTATGATACCGAAAAGTATAAAGGAAACGGAACCGCACATTAGACAGCGGTATCACTTTGCCGCATCAGCATTTGTAAGAATGTGGGGACATAGTTCATTACACGATCGCCGTATTGTAGAATTCTGTGAAGTGTGGGCACATAGAACTGAAAATGCTCCATTAGATGATAGAGTAGTGGACCAATATTTTTATTATGAGTTTAAAACTTGGAGAGGATACTGATGGGACATTTTGCTAGATGGGTATTAGAAAACCCATATACACTTGGATTTCTTGGATATATTTTGATTGTGCTTCCTATTATGGGTATCTGGGCAATTCACAAATATAATTGGCAGCACTGGGCACCGTTTGACAAAGGGCACAAGAAGTAGTATAATTAGTTCTGTTGAGAAGCAAGACTACTCAACGCAACGGGGTGTAAGTCAGCGGTAGACGGCAAAGTTTGGGACTTTGAGGACGCACGTTCGAATCGTGTCACCCCGATTGCCAGTTACTTCACTGGCACACTTGACACACAAGTCTAAACACCTTATAATAACTAGGTCAACAAACAAAACAATGTCTCTGATCCAAAAATTCAAGAAAGATGTTAGCACTCTTCGTCTTGCTGCTAACGGGGAAATCTACCTTGATGTAAAGAATCCGAAACTTTATAAAAAGGTTCGTCGCTTCTATGAAAACGAAGGCGTCGTATTTTCTGGTGACCCTCTTGACGACTACGAAATGCTTATGGAGTATATCGCTCAAGATCTTGAATCTGTTGAGGTTGCATGATGGAAAAACTAATTGAAGTAAAGTATCTGTTCAAAGAACATCAAAACACTGTTCTTCGTAAGTTCTTTAAAAATGAAGAACAAGTTAATTCATTTAAAGTGCAACATCCAGATTATATCTACTTGAATTGATATGAAAACCAAAGTTCTTCTGGAACGTGAAGGATACCGCTTTATTGAAGCAGGTATTCTTGAGATAAACGGTAAACCCGATTATCGTTTGCAAAAGCAAAATTATTATACGAAACGCTGGAACGACATTTATCTGTTTGATAACAGTTTACAATGTTCTACTGCAATGGAAGATTTTGAATATGCAAAATGGTTAGACCCAGATAGGGTTCCTTGTTATGTAAGAGGCGATGATGAAGAATGAAAGAACTTGCTATTGAGTCAGAGAGTCTCTCCTTCATTGCAGGTTGGTTTATTGATGAATCAATTTGTGATGGAGTTGTAGACTTTTATAAGGAAGATAACTATTTTCCGGTGACTCAAGGACTAAGTTCTTCGGGACAAGTTAATACAAAACAAAAAGAGTCTTTTGATAAAAGCATATCTCACGTTACAAAAGACCAAAGACTTGTAAACTATTTTGATTCTCTTTCAGAGGTTGTCAAACTTTACACTGAAAAATATATTTGGTGTGATATTACAGAGTCTTGGGGAATTGTAGAGCACGTAAACATTCAACATTATCCTCCAAATGGTGGATTTAAAGTTTTTCATTTTGAAAGAAATGGTAAACTTGTTTCAATGAATAGGCATTTAGTTTTTATGACCTATCTCAATGATGTAAGCGATGCTGGTGAGACCGAGTTTTATTATCAGAAACTCAAAGTTAAACCACAAAAAGGTTTAACATTAGTTTGGCCAGTTGATTGGACTCATACTCATAGAGGAGTTCCATCACCAACACAAGAAAAAATAATTATCACGGGTTGGTATAGTTTTAACTAAACCGTCACGGATGGACGTTAACAGCACTGGTCGGGAGCAAACCCCTTATGTCTAAAACAAGTATCCTAAGATATATTGGGAACTTTTTCCTCTTACTTGGTTATCAAATCATGTTATGGGGAAACTTCAAGTTTGGTTTAGCAATTAAGTTTATCGGGGGTTTACTCGGTATTCCTTTTGCTATCAAACTTAAACTTTGGGATGTGTTATTTTTAATCGCATTCTTTGGTATTACCGAGATATCAAAGTTAACCCAACTTTTCTTGGTTTCCTAAAACCAAGTGGTGGAGTCAATATGACCCCTTATGAGTTTACGGCATCTCTCAAATGACGTTGGTGCGGATGGGACTCTCTCCCGCCTAGGACTTAGTTATTACCTAGTTAAAAAAATAACTTGGCGTGCATGAAAGACCTAATGGGAGAGTTGCATAAACTCTCCTTTTTTAGTATAATGATTAAAAATATTTGCCCATAATGCTGTCGTTTAATAATCTAGGAAATCTTGGTAGACTTGCAAACCAAATGTTCCAATACGCTTCATTAAAAGGTATTGCAAGATATCGTGGATATGAATTTTGTATTCCATCAAAAGAACTGTTTGGTGTTAATGATACAAATGTAAGAACTTCAGACTGCACAATACATGATTGTTTTGATCTTTCTAATGTTCAGAAAAATATTATTCACCAACCAATGCTTCAAGAAAGGGGGTTTGGTTTTGATGAACAACTTTTAATTAACTGTCCAGATAATGTTGATCTGTTTGGATATTATCAGAGTGAGAAATATTTCAAGCATATTGAAGATGAGATAAGGAAAGACTTTACTTTTAATAAGGATGTTCAAGAACTTTCTTTAGAATTTTTTGAAAACTTTGAAAACACTAAAGTTATTTCACTTCATATTCGTAGGGGTGATTATGTAGTCAATCCAAATCATCCTGTGCAAACTTTAGAGTATTATGAAAAGGCATTGGGATATTTTGATGACACTCTCTCCGTTTTGGTATTTTCTGATGATGCTGAATGGTGTAAACAGCAAGAACTTTTTGAGTCTGATCGTTTTATGATCTCTGAGGGAAATGCAACAGATGCTGATCTATGTTTGATGTCTTTATGTAATTATCACATCATAGCGAACAGTTCTTATAGTTGGTGGGGTTCTTGGCTGGCAAAAAGTGAAAAGACTATTGCCCCTCAAAACTGGTTTGGTGGTGACTGTATAAATCATAATACGCAAGACTTATATTGTTCTGACTGGATTATTATCTAATGAAAATTTGTATTCTGACTATTGCTACAAACAAGTATATTCAATTTGTTGAGAGACTCCTTGATAATATCGAAGAGAATTTTCTCAATGGGCACGATATTGAATGTTTACTTTTCACAGACCATGAAGTCGAAGCATCTGACAATGTAAGAGTTTGTCAGATTGAACATGAACCCTGGCCAATGCCAACTCTGAAGAGATACAACTACTTTGTAAAAGAGAAAGAGTTTATCTCTCAGTTTGATTATTGCTTCTATTTTGATGTGGATATGGGTCTGGTAGATAATGTTGGCGATGAGGTTTTGAGTGACCTGGTTGCTACCATGCACCCCTACCAGTCCTTCTATCCCAAAGAGCAGAGATCTTATGATAGAAACTCACAGTCGCTGGCATACGTACCTGTGGGTGAGGAAGGTGAGTATTATTATGCTGGTGGGTTCAATGGTGGTTCCACCAAGAGGTTCCTTGAGATGGCAGAAGTCCTTGCTGATCGTGTAAATAAAGACCTTGAGAGAGGTGTTATTGCCCTGTGGCACGATGAGTCACAGATGAATCGTTACTTGATTGATAACCCACCAACACTCAGTCTGACTCCTTCTTATTGTTTTGCTGAGGAGATGATGGGTAATCCTGAGTATCCATACGAACCTAAAATTATTGCTCTAAAGAAAAACCATAGTGAGTTGAGGAACTGATAATGAGTAATATTTGTGCATACTTTCAAACTTATAGAAACAGAAAGGCAACCGAGGTTGTTCTTGAAAACTTTAGAAAGCATCATCCAGAAGCACCATTGATGATGTTCTCAGATGCTGGATGTAATTTCAGTGATCTCGCATCCAAGTATAACTGCAATTATCAACATCGTTTTATTAATCTTGGTAGGCAGGGACATCAGAAAATCAAAACGGAGTCGGAGTATCCTGTAAACCCAAGTTATGCATTCAATAAAGAAGAAACTCTTGTGTGGTTACAGAGATTTTATGAGGCTTGTTTATATGGAGTCTCAAATAACTGCAAGTATATTTTAATGTTAGAAGATGATGTATTGGTCAAGAATAGGATAACGTTTGTCCCAGAAAATTATGGATTCTGCTGTGGTCCAGAAAATATGGAAAACGCTATTAGTCACGCACTTACAAACTATCTTGCACAAAAGTATGATATAGTTTGCAATACAAATTTCTATGCTTGTTGTGGTGGAGCGATTTTTGATGCAAAACTTTTCGTAGAAAAATATTATCAAGTTTTGTATTTCATCAATACCGAGTTTGATATTCTATTCCATCTTGATGATAAAATGGGATGGTTAGATTTCTTTATGCATATCATATATTTTTATCTTGGGTGTCAGTATACACCAAATCCACAGTTTGCAGAAACTTGGATGAAAGAAAAATGGGGTATTGACTGGGAACTTCCAGAGTATTCTATTATTCATCAGTATAAGGAGCATTATTAATGTCTAATCGTAAAATTCTAATTGACTGTGGAACTCATTTGGGGATGGGATGTTCTCAGATGATAAAACGTTTTGAAATGGATCAAGAGTGGGAGATATTTGGTTTTGAGGCAAACCCATATGTATTTGATGCTTATGTTAAAAATATTGAGTCTGAAAAGTATTCAGTTCTAACAGATAAGAATATTAAACTAGAAAATAAAGCTGTATGGATTTCCGATGAAGGTGTTGAGTTTTCTTTGAGAGGCATCACTCAGCATCACTATGACAATTACTATGGTGATGACTGGAAAAATGATTTGGCAACCATGGTTGGTGAGCATAATGGATTGGAAGTGAGTGAAGCATTAAAAGTTCCCTGGGACGGTGGTTCTTGTATTACTCAACTGAAGAATAAGATAAACGATACTTCAGAAAGAGATAAACTTTATGAGTGGCATGAAGATGTTAAAGTCGAGTCTTTTGATTTGTCTCAGTGGATAATCAATAACTTTTCTGCGGATGACTTTATCGTATTAAAGATGGACATTGAAGGATCTGAGTATGAGGTCTTGCCTAAAATGATTAAAGATGGTAGTATAAACTATATCAATCACGCATTTATTGAATGGCACGATTGGGTTATGCCCGAGTATCAGTCTAGAACTTCTGAACTAATGAATGGACTACAAAATGCAAATGTACAACTTGGTGGGTGGGGTTAAATTATGAAAGTTTCTATAGGAGGATATGAAATTGAAGTTCCTCATAAGGATGAAAGTTTTCAACCACTTGAGCAAAACAATGCCAGTTCAGAAAAAACAGTAATTGATGGTAATGATATTACTGTTGGATTTGTTTATAATGCTGTCTATAAACAAAAGAGAGCTCTGGAATATGGTCTAGAGCAAATCAGAAACTTTTACCCCAACTCAAAAATATACATTGTTTCTGACGGTGGATATGACTATTCATATCTTGAAGAACAGTATGATAATTTAAAGTTTGAAATGGGTGAAGATACCATTGGTGCTTACACTCAAATGGATTTTTATAACTATCGTGAAGAAGAAAACCAGAAAGCAATTAAGAAAAATATTAACGTTAATATTGAAAGAATTGTAGCGGGTATTGAGTATTGTGAACATCCAGACTGGATCTTTATGACAGAACCTGATGTTCTTCTCAGAGGTAAAGTATCTTATCCATCTAATGCAAAACTGTTGGGAACTCGTTTAAATTACGCTTGGGATATTCCAGGAAGACTTGAGCAATACATTGCAATGAATCAGATTTCATCACAAGTTGACACTTCAATTCCAATGTTTAGGTGGGGTGCTGTTCCAGCAATTTTTGATACTGAAACTTATCTGAAAGCTGTTAAAGTATACAAAGAAAACTTTGAACTTTTGGATAATATTACTACAACTGTTTTTGGAGTCAATTGCTTTGATGTAATTGTTCCATTCCTATTTTCTTTGGTTGGCGAAGAAGAAGTTTATAACTCTGAAATTACCGAATGCCTGAGAGATCCATCTTGGCGAAATTCAGGTCATCCTATCGTCCATCAGTTTAGAGAATATTATTCTGATGAATCACATTATCCATACATTGAAATTCAGTAAGTAAAATGAACCGAGTTGCAAATTACAAAAAATTAAAATCAGATATTGTTGACTGGATGGGTCAATACGTTTTACAAAATCCATCTATTAAATCTCTTGTAGTTGGTGTTTCTGGTGGAATTGATTCTGCTGTAGTATCTACTCTTTGTGCTGAGACTGGACTGCCAACCTACGTGTTGTCAATGCCTCTTTATTCTTCTCACGATAATGATCGTCTTTCTGATGACCACACAAAAGCATTGGAAGCAAAATATCCTAATGTCACTAGAATTCGTATAGAACTTTCTGGACTGTATGATAAGTTTGTTCATAGTTTAAACTGGTGGACAGACAGCAACCAATACACAAGTAATCAACTTGCAAATGCAAATACAAAGTCACGTCTTCGTATGGTAACTTTGTATCAAGTTGCTGGATCTGTGAATGGTATTGTTGTTGGTACTGGTAACAAAGTTGAAGATTATGGTGTAGGATTTTATACTAAATATGGTGACGGTGGAGTTGATATTGCTCCTATCGCAGACTTGTATAAGACTGAAGTATGGGAACTTGGAAAAGAACTTGGTGTAGATCAACGTATTATTGATGCTCCTCCAACAGATGGTCTTTGGACCGATGGTAGATCTGATGAAGATCAGATTGGAACATCCTATGAGATGTTGGAATGGGTTATGGAAAAAGGTCTCTCTGAAGATCCAATGTTTATGAATGAACAAGAAACATTAGCAATCAACGTCTATCAAAAATTTAATAAGCAAAACAAACATAAAATGCTACCCATTCCTACATTTAAACTATGACTGCAACAATTGAAGACGTTAAGACATTCTGGAATACTAGACCTTGCAATGTTCGTCACTCTGAAAAAGAAGTTGGAACAAAGGAATATTTTGATGAAGTGGAGAGGAAGAGATATACTGCAGAACCACACATCTTAAACTTTACTGATTTCAAATCTTGGAGTGGGAAGAAAGTCTTAGAAATTGGTTGTGGTCTTGCCACAGATGGTATTAATTTTGCCCGTGCTGGAGCGCAGTATACTGCCACAGACTTGTCTATTGAGTCTCTCAACCTTGCTAAAAAAAGGTTTGAGGTGTATAATGAAGAAGGTAATTTTTATGTGGGCAACTCTGAAGAACTTTCTTCTTTTTTGCCTGCTGAAACATATGATTTAATCTATTCTTTTGGTGTGATTCATCATAGTCCAAATCCAGAAAAAATTATTTCTGAAATTAAAAACTATATGAATAGCAACAGTGTTCTTAAGATTATGTTGTATGCTAGCAAGTCTTGGAAAAACTATATGATTGAAGCAGGTCTTGATCAACCTGAGGCACAGTATGGTTGTCCTATAGCAAACACATATACTGAGAGTGAAGTGAAAGAACTATTGGATGGTTTTGAAGTAACGTCAATAGAACAAAATCATATTTTTCCTTATCAAATTGAACCATATAAGCAAGGCAAGTTTCAAAAAGAACCCTGGTTTGAAGCGATGCCTTCAGAAGTATTTGATGTTCTGAAAAAGAATCTTGGGTGGCACTTACTTATTACAGCAAAACTAAAGGAGAACTAATATGACTACAAAGTTGTCAAAAAAAGTAGCAATGATTGGAGTTGGTAAACTCGGTCAAGCTTGTGCTGAAGTTATGGCAGAATCATATCCTGTTGTTGGATATGATGTTTCTCCTAGAACTCCAAGAAACTTTAGAATGGTTGATACCGTAAAGGAAGCAGTTGAGTTTGGAGACATTGTGTTTATTGCTGCTCCTACTCCACACGATCCTGCATATGATGGACGTAGCCCAACGCACCATCTACCCAATAAAGATTTTGACTACACTATTGTCAAGGGTATTCTTGCAGATGTAAATCAGTATGCAGATAAGTCTAAACTCGTTGTTCTAATTTCTACAGTTCTTCCAGGCACTACACGAAGAGAACTGGAACCTTTGATTACGAATGCTCGATTTGTTTATAACCCCTATCTGATTGCTATGGGCACAGTGGGTTGGGATTTCTCTAACCCTGAGATGGTGATGATTGGAACTGAAGATGGTTCTGAAACTGGTGATGCAAAAGAACTCATTCAGTTCTACCGTCCAATGATGAATAATGATCCTCGTTATGTTGTTGGAACTTGGGATGAATGTGAATGCATTAAGATTTTCTACAATACCTTTATTTCAGCAAAAATTAGTCTTGTTAATATGATTCAAGACGTTGCTGAACGTCAAGGTAATATTAACGTTGATGTTGTAACTGACGCACTTAAAAATTCTAACCAAAGAATTATGGGTCCTCGCTACATGAAGGCGGGTATGGGTGATGGTGGTGCTTGTCATCCCAGAGACAATATTGCTCTTCGTTGGATGTCTGATAATTTAGGTCTTGGATATGACCTCTTTGATGCCATTATGGAGGCAAGAGAGATTCAAGCAAAGAACCTTGCCCAAAAACTTGTTGAACCAGGTCTTCCTGTTGTTATTATTGGTAAGGCATATAAACCACACGTTCACTACGAGGATGGTTCTTATAGCATTCTTGTTGGTCATTATGTAGAAGAACTTGGTGGAACTGTTTATTACGATGATGACTACACTGGAGATAAACCACCCGCAGATCTTGGACCAGCATCTTATCTTTTAGGTCACGATCCAGAAACGACATTTTTGGGATGTTTGGATCCAGACCCAGATAAACAAGATACTTCAATCTTCCCTGCAGGTTCTGTTATTGTGGATCCCTGGAGAAAGTGTCCAGAAATTTCTGGATGCACTGTGATTCATTATGGTAATACCAGGATCAAAAAGTAATGAAGATAGCATTAGTTGCTGGAGGACATTTACCTATTCCTCCAGCAGGTTGGGGTGGAGTTGAACATTTAATATGGAACTTTACCAAACAACTTGAAAAGGATGGTGATGAAGTAGTCATTGTAAATACTCAAGATTTAAATGAGGCAATTGAAACAGTAAACTCTCAAGAGTTTGATGCAGTTCATCTTCATTATGATGGATATGCTGATATTATGCCTCAACTTAACTGTGGTAGAAAATTAATTACTAGTCATTATCCATATCTAACAAATCCTGAAAGAGAGTATCTTTGGATTTATGATAAGTTAAAAAACTGTGGCAGTCACATTGTTTGCCTTTCTGAAGAAATTCAAAATGCATTTATTCAACGTGGAGTTGCACAAACTGATGTAAGTGTTCTTCCTTGTGGTATTGAAGTTGAATCTTATACATTTGAGGATGAAGCATCTTTTCCAGATAGGTCTATTGTTATTGGAAAAGTAGAACCAAGAAAACGTCAAGCATTCCTTCAAAATAAAAATCTGAATATTGACTTTATTGGGAACTGTGTTGATCCAGCTTTCAATACTTCAGACCCTTGTTATTTTGGGGAGCAAAGCAAAGAAGATATTATGGAGAACTTGACTGGATATGCAAATATGGTTCTTCTAAGTTTCGGTGAGGCACATCCCTTTGTTTGCCTAGAAGCAATGTCTGCTGGTCTTGGACTTGTATTGTCTGAACAAAGCACTGCAAATCTTGATCTATCTCAACCTTTTATCACAGTTATTCCTGATGATAAGACTTTTGATGTTGAATATATTAGAGAAAAAATAAAGGAGAATAGAAGTATCTCACTGTCTATGAGAAAGCAGATACGAGAGTATTGTTTTAATAATTTTGACTGGTCTGTTATAATAGGTAAATACAAGGACATCATTAAAAGTATATGAAAAGAGTTGCGGTAATTTTTATAGGAACTGGTGACTATATAAACTTCTTTCATAACTACTATGAAAAATGTGAGGAGTATTTTTTACCAAACACTGAAAAAACTTATTTCTGTTTTACTGATGCTGAGTTTGGTGGAGATATTCCCTCAAATATTAAAGTAGTTCCTATTGAGCATAAGTCTTGGCCAAGTATTACTTTGGAAAGATTTCATACAGTTCTTTTGGAAAAAGATAGTCTTTCTGAGTATGACTATGTAATCTACTTGGATGCTGATATGCTTGTGAATGAAGAGATCTTGGAAGATGAAGTTCTAACTGATAAAGATTTTCTAGGAGTAACTCATCCTGGTTTTTATATGAAGCAACAACCAATGCCTTATGAAAGGAGAAAAATTTCTGAGGCATATGTTGATATTAACGGTGAAATGTATTGGCAGGGTTGTTTATGGGGTGGACAAGGAAAGCAGGTTATTCAACTTTGTGAAACTCTTGCCTCAAGAGTTGATAAAGACCTAGAAAAAGATGTTATTGCAGAATGGCACGATGAGAGTCATTTAAATAAGTTCTTTATTGAAAACCAAGAAAGAGTTTATAGTTTAGGTCCAGAGTATGCATTCCCTGAAGCATATTACAGTGATCCCGATAGAATGTATAATTATCCACACATTGATCCCGACAAGAAAAAAATAGTTCATTTATTGAAAAATAATTCTATAATGCACTCCTGATGAAGTTAAACTTATTAGATCTACCAGTTTATTATATTAATCTGGATGAGGAAACAGAAAAAAAGAAGAGAACAGAAACTCTCTTGAGTGAGTTGGGTTTCAAAGATGTAACTCGTTTGTCTGCAATTCGGCATGAAGCAGGTAGAATTATTGGATGTGCTCGTTCTCATTATGAAATTCTAAAAAGTGCAAAGGCACCTTTTATTATCTTGGAAGATGACTGTTCTTTAAATCGTGAATTTAATTCCGAAGTTGAACTTCCAGATGATGCTGATAGTTTATATCTTGGAATATCTCACTGGGGTCGGTATTTAAATCATTCTGGTCCTTATGTTCATTATACTCAGTATAGTGATGAAGTTGTTAGAGTTTATAATATGTTGGCAACACATGCCATCACATACTTGAGTGACCACTATGTTGACGTTTGCAAAAGAATCGCCTATCATAGTGGATATGAGGTTGAAAATCATTTAGATATTGGTTTTGCTGAAGTTCATAAACTCTATAATGTTTATTCTTTTGATGAACCAATTTTTAGACAATATGAATGGAGTGCGGTTACTACAGGAAAACTGAGTTCAGTTGCTTATAATAAACAGATGGCTGATCGTTTGTTTAAAGAGATTAAAAAGTCTGACGAAAACTATTATAAGTTAAATGAAGAGTTTAAGTCTCCTCTTCGTCCTTTGATTGAAAAGAGAGATGTGAATGGTATTCCTGGTTATTTTGTTCCAAGTAGAATAGTTTAGTATGTTCATTGCTTCTTGCCCTCTCCGAGTTTCTCTGTTCGGAGGTTCAACAGATAACCCTTACTTTGTTGACAAGTATGGGTTTGGTTCTGTAATTAGTTTTAGTTGTAACCTCAAAACTTATATCAGTCTTCATGAGGATAAGTTGGGATACAATATGCAAGGTCGCAAGTATATTGTAAACTATTCTAAAAGGGAAGAGACCGAGTATATTGGTGATATTAAGAATGAGTTGGTTCGTATTGTTCTGAACTACTTTGGATGTTTTCCATTGACTGTGAGTATGACTAGCGATGCATATTCTCAGGGTAGTGGTCTTGCGTCTTCATCTTCTTATATTATTGCATTAATTAAATGCATCTCAATGTTTCAAGAGTTGCATCTGACAGATATTGAAATTTGTGAACTTGCTCTTAAACTAGAGCAAGAAATGAATCCTTATTGTGGATATCAGGACCCTTATGGTTGTGGTATCGGTGGATTTAAAAAGATTGACTTTGAGAAAGGTGGTATCATCAAGTATGACTTTCTATCTACAGACTTGTTTAAACACTATGACGCTCATCTAGTATTCACCGGTGTCACAAGAAACTCTAAGAATGTTCTGCAAGATGTGACTGCAAACATTGATAAGTCGTTGCCACTATTAAAGACAGTGGATGATGCTTATGATGCTTTGAAGAGTAAAGACTATCCTAAGTTTCTTGAGTTGTTGAATCATAGTTGGGAGCAAAAGAAGCAGACAAGTTCATTGATTACTGAGAATAAAGAAATACAAACCATAGACAAAGTTCTTACAGAAAGTAAAGATGTCATTGCACACAAACTCTGTGGTGCTGGCAATGGTGGTTTCTTTCTTGTATTTTCAGAAACAAACACCTTGAAAATTCCTTATGAATCGATTAGAATAGAAGTTGAATCAAATGGTGTAGTTGGACATAAGTTATGAATCCATTTTCAGAATATATTGATGCACTCCAGTGTGCTCAAATGGGTAATGAGTTTGAGAAGTTTCAGGAAGCATTTAAAAGTCATCCAAGAATTATTATTTTAGGGAATGGTGGCAGTAACTCAGTTGCTTCTCATATCTCACAAGACTATATGAAGTTTCATGGTAAGAAAGTTTCTATTCTTTCTGATCCTTCTATGTTGACAATGCTCACCAATGACTTTGGATATGAAAATGCATATCAAAAGTTTTTGGAGTATTATGTTGAAGATGATACTCTTGTAATCATCATGAGCTCTGGTGGTGAGTCAAAAAATATGCTAAACTGTCTAGAATGGTGTGAAATTAATCGAGTGGACTATGGTGTTTTGACTGGGTTTAGTCCAGAAAATAGCATTCGAACTAGAGCGACTAATGCTTTGTGGAACTACTATATTAGTAGTGATGACTATGGTGTAGTCGAATGTGTGCATCAAATCTTTCTTCATGGAGTAGTATGAGGTATTGTTTTGATATTGACGGGACTCTTTGCCATACTCCCAACAATGAAAAAGGAAAACCCGACTATCTGAATGCTCAACCATATCCTTTTATGGTTGAGCAAGTGAATCGTTTGTATGATGGTGGAAACTATATCATTATGCAAACTGCTCGTGGTAAAGGTTCTGGTATTGATCACACTGAGTTGACGAAAAAACAACTTGATGAGTGGGGATATAAGTATCATGAACTATTCCCAATGTTCTGCAAACCAACTGCTGATGTCTTTATTGATGATAAAGGCATTAATGTTGAGGAATGGAAACGTAGGCAACCCAAAGTTCGAGGCATTATTGCTGGAGCTTTTGATTTAATACATCCTGGATATGTTAGAATGTTTCAAGAGTGTAAAAAATATTGTAATCATCTAACTATTGCACTTCATGAAGATCCCTCTTGGGCGAGACCAAGTAAACTTCCTCCCGTTCAAACTCTGGAAGAGAGAAAAGAAATTCTGAGAGCAATAAAATACATTGATGATATTGTGGTTTATCAAGCAGAAGATACATTTTTGTCTTATCTTGAAGACTATGATATTCGGTTTTTAGGTGACGACTACAGAGATGGATCCTATACTGGTAAAGAACTTCCTATCAAAATTGTTTTTGTTGATAGAAGTCATGACTATTCAACCACTGAATTAAAAAGAAAAATTGTAAAGTCTTGGAGGTAACATGAAAGCATTAGTAACTGGTGGAGCAGGTTTTATTGGATCCCATATTGTAGATAGACTTCTTAGTATGGGATATGAAGTTATCGTTATTGATAATGAATATTCTGATAATGAAAATTTTTATTGGAACGATAAGTGCCAAAACTATAAGTTTAACATTTCAGATTATGAAAACACACGTCCATTGTATGATGGTGTAGATTATGTGTTTCATGCTGCTGCAGAGGCACGTATTGGACCTGCAATTCAAAATCCAGTAAATGCTGTAGAAATTAATACTTTGGGCACTTGCAATGTGTTGCAATGTGCTCGTGAAGCACGTGTAAGAAGAGTTATGTATTCTTCTACTTCTGCTGCTTATGGACTTAACTCTTATCCAAATTTTGAAGAGCAACCTGATGACTGTTTGAATCCTTATTCGGTTTCTAAAGTTGCTGGAGAAAAACTCTGCAAAATGTATACCGATCTGTATGGTTTGCCTACAGTCATTTTTAGATACTTCAATGTTTATGGTGAAAGAGCACCACGTAAAGGACAATACGCTCCTGTGACTGGTATTTTTCTTCGTCAACTTGCTGCTGGAGAGTCTCTAACTGTTGTTGGTGATGGTGAGCAACGTAGAGACTTTGTATATGTTGGTGATGTTGCTAATGCCAATATCATGGCAGCAATTTCTAATCCAGATCCAGAAGCATTTGGTCAGGTTTATAACGTTGGCACTGGAAAAAATTATTCCATTCTCGAAATTGCAAAACAAATTTCTGATGATATCACTCACATTCCATCAAGAGTAGGAGAGGCACGAACGAGTCTTGCTAATGTTAATAAAATTAAAAACACTTTTGGGTGGGAACCAAAAATGAAAATTGAAGATTGGATTGCTGCACACCTATGAGTATTCAAATATTTACTTCGGTCGTCAATCGACCAGATTTTGTAGAGATACAAAAAAAGTTATTTGATAAGTTTCTTACTGAAGACTATCAGTTTAATGTTGTCGATGATTCTTTGGATGACAACATCTCTTCGGAGTTTAAAGAGGTTTGTCAAAAATATAACATTGTTTATTATAGAAAAGACCAAGGAAGTCGCAGTAGAGATGAAAGTCGTTGGGCTGGAGCACGTCATGCTACGGAAACTATTCAGTGGACTTTTGATGAGATCATTAAGAAGAAGCATTCTAAAGATCTAATTTTATTTTTAGACTCTGATATGTTTTTACTTGATGAGTTTAATATAACAGACTATATGAAAGATGCTGTTATTTCAGGTCTTCCTCAAACAAGAGGTCATGTATATTATATGTGGAATGGAATAATGTTCTTTGATATGGAAAAAGTATTTGAGATTGATCCTGATCTTAACTTTTCCGATGGTATGGTGGACGGTGAACTAACAGATATTGGTGGGCACTTCTACTATTATTTTAAGAAAAATAATGTTATAATGAAGGAGACTGATGTAACTTATCCAACTCATTTTAATGATATCGAAATACAGAGTGATGAAATTACAAATGGGTTTAATTTCGAGTTACATTTAAATGGTAAGTTTTTACACTATCGTGCAGGAACTAACTGGCACACTCAAAGTAGTTGGAAAACAAAAAAAGATCCTTTAAACGAAAAGGAAGAGATATTTAATCAAATTGTCCAAAGTTTTTTTAATTGAAATATGAACTCTCAACTCGTAGAATTTTCTCCAGGAAAGGTAAGTGTTATTGAAGGGCACCTGGGAGGATATTATACTACTATTGATCTTCCCTCCCAATGTCCTAAAATGTGGAAGCATATTGTTGATACATTCAATATCAAATCAGTTCTTGATGTTGGATGTGGAATGGGATATGCAATGCAAGAGTTCATGAAATATTGTGATGAAGTTGTTGGTATTGATGGATCTCCTTATGCTCTTGAAAACTCACCTGTAAAGGAAAGTATTTTTCAACACGACTACACTGTTGGTGAGTTGGAAACTGAAGACCGCTATGATCTGTGTTGGTGTTGTGAATTTGTTGAGCATGTTGGTGAAGAATATGTCGATAATTTTCTGTCAACTTTTGCTTTTTGTAAATATGTTGCAATGACTCATGCTACTCCTGGACAAGGAGGGCATCATCATGTAAACTGTCAACCAAAAGAATATTGGATTGAAAATATGTCCAGATATGGATTTGAGTATGATGAAGAATTTACAAACGAGTTAAAGGAAATCGCAGAGACTGAAGGTGATTATTCTCCACACTTTGTTTCCACTGGTCTCTTCTTTAAGAAAGTAAATTGAGATGAAAATATCTTTGATAGGTCCTGGAGTAATGCCCATCCCCCCAAATGGTTGGGGTGGAGTTGAGCATTTAATTTGGGACATGTATCAGTCTCTGACTAAACTAGGTCATGAGATTCAAATAGTCAATGAACCTGATCCGAATAGAATTCTTTCTTTATTGAATGAGTTCAAACCAGACTTTGTTCATATTCAATATGATGAGTGGGTTGGTCTTTATCCACATATCAAGTATCCGTGTGCCATCTCAACACACTTTGCTTATATTGAAAGACCAGAAAAGATGGCAACATATAAGGAAAGGTTCTTTGACTTATTCGCACATATCAAACCAACTATCTTAGGTTTGTCTGAAGGTATTAACAATGTTTATCGTGAGCAGTCTCAAATACCTGATGAAAGAATTTTTCTACTGCCAAATGGTTTAGATATCAATCTTTATCAGTTTAAGGAAACTCCGAAGTATCCAGATAGATCGATATGTATTGGTAAGATTGAAGAACGTAAAAAGCAATATCTATTGCAACAGATTGATTCAATTTGGTATGCTGGAAATGTTGCTGATGACCGCTTTGATAAGTCTAAAAATTATTTGGGAGAACTTCCTAAAACTCAGATCTTTGAAGAGTTAACTGACTATGGTAACCTGGTATTGATATCTGATGGGGAAGCACATCCAAGAGTTTGCACAGAAGCACTTGCTGCTGGTATTGGTGTGGTAGTGTCTCAATGGGGAATAGCAAACTTAGACTTGAGTAAAGAGTTTATTACAGTCATTCCCGATGATAAGATAACAGATACTCAATATGTTGAAGAGCAAATTGTAAAGAACCGAGAGTATTCAATTCAACATCGTGAAGAAATACGTGAGTATTCTAAGAACTTTGAGTGGGAAAAAATATACGAAGACTATTACTTTCCAAGTATAGATAAAATTATTCAAATTTATAATGAAAAGAATAAGAAGGTTGAAATAAATTTTATGGATAAAAACAAGGCAGTACATAAACTCAAAGGTATTCCTCCCATTTACTATATCAATCTGGATGATAAACCAGAGAGAGCAAAGTTTATGGAAGACCAGTTCAAATACTGGGAGATTGAAAACTATGAACGTATTTCTGCTTATGATGGTCGTGAAGATGATTTGAGTGACATTCTCAAAGGAAGATATCCAGATCAAATGACTTCTGGTGAAGTTGGTTGTGTGACCTCACATTTAAAGGCACTGAAGCACTGGTTAGAAACTTCCGACAGTCCTTGTGCTCTCATTATGGAAGATGACTGTGATATTAGCACCGTTGCTCATTGGGGATTTTCTTGGAAAGATTTCTATGCCAAAGTTCCTTATGACTATGATGTAATTCAACTTGCTATTATTAATCCTGCACAAGTTCACGTTCAGTTGCATCGCCGTTTTGTAAATGACTTTTCAACTGCTTGCTATTTGATTACTCGTCATCACGCACAAAAACTTATTAACTTACATTGTCGAGGCGATAAGTATAAACTTGACCAAGGAGTAAAACCCAGAGCAGTTGCTGACGACTTGATTTATAACTCTGGTAATACTTTTGCAATTCCATTATTCTTGTATAAAATTGAGTTGGGTTCTGATATTCACGATATTCATATCAATGTTTTTCATCGTAGTAGTCACGATGGTATCTGGCAGTTTTGGAGAAATCAGTCTGCTGATATTCAAGACTGGAATCCATTTTTTGATTATGATCCATACTTTGGAAGAATTCCTCCTGGTTGGGAAGGAAAATAGTAAGCATTTATACTCATTGTGTGTGAAAACCGTAACAAGGGAGGCTTGACCTCCCTTTATTTTTGCTATATAATCTTGTAACAGTTCTTTACAATACTTATATGACTGTAACAACTAACGAACGCGGACAAATGAATATGTGGGCAATTGAGCCTCCTGTTTATATCTCCGACGAAGATGCTATCAAATATGGAATGAAAACTTATGCTGAACGTGCTGAATCCGCTAATGGACGCTGGGCTATGGTCGGCATTGTTGCTGGTTTCATTTCTTACGCTATCACTGGCAACCTCTACTTCGGACTATTCTGATGACTGAAACAATTTTCACCATCACTTCAGTTGCCTTTTTTGTGCTCCTGTGCTATGCTGTAGAGAAAGTTGTAGAAACTTATTGAAATGACATTTAACGTTACACTTCAGTCCCCTGACGGCACCGAAACCACTATCCAGTGTGCCGAAGATCAATACATTCTTGAAGCAGCAGAAGAGGCAGGTATTGACCTTCCTTATTCTTGTAAGGCAGGTGCTTGTTCCTCCTGTGCTGGTAAAGTTGTCTCTGGTGAGATTGATAATGAAGAACAATCTTTCCTTGATGATGATCAGATGGCAGAAGGATTTGCACTTCTCTGTGTTGCTTACCCCAAGTCTGATTGTGTTATCCTGACCGAACAGGAAGAAAACCTGTGATGACAACTGGTGGTATGCTTGGACAGTTTGCCCTTGCCCTTGAACAACTTGGATGGGATAAGAATGATGAACTCTCTGTTGAAATTGGTGGAGTAGCAGTAACTGGAACTGCGACTCACCCAGACGCAAATGCAAAGTGGGCGAAGCCATTTGGAACCGTATCCTATCAGAACGACGCTTTTATTGTTATCAAGAATAAAACCAGAAGTCCTATGGTCTTCTCCCAACCCAATCCAGAACTTAAACAACAACACCCCTACAAAGGAGAAAAACAATGAACGAAAGAGCAGAACGTATTAACGGTTGGGCAGCAATGATCGGTATTATTGCTGCGATGGGTAGCTATGCCGCTACCGGACAAATCATCCCCGGAATTTGGTGAGATGGAGGTCAAAATGCGTAGCGAAGGTTATCAGGTTCCTCAAGTTCAGTTCACTTTTCGTGAGTCTGGTGAGTTTGTAAATCGTACAACTTCGGAACTTTTTGATGGTAAGCGTGTGGTTATTTTCAGTCTGCCTGGTGCATTCACTCCTACTTGCTCTGCTTATCAACTGCCTGGATTTGAAGAGAAGTACGAAGATTTCACTGGACTTGGCATTGATGACATTTATTGCATCTCTGTTAATGATGGGTTTGTTATGAATGCCTGGGCACAGGACCAGAACATTGAGAAAGTCAAACTCATTCCAGACGGCAATGCTTACTTCACACGTTCTATGGGAATGCTTGTCAATAAGTCCAACCTTGGTTTCGGGGATCGCTCTTGGCGTTATGCTGCGGTCGTGGATAACGGAGTCATCGAGAAACTATTCGTGGAAGTGGGGCAACGGGACAATGCCGACTCCGACCCTTATGAGCAGACTACTCCAGAAAATGTTCTAGAGTATGTGTCGGCAAATGTAAAAGTCGGTACGACTGTTTGATATAAGACTTTATAATACTAGACTCTGTTGCTAAATAAGCAGCAGAGTTTTTTAGTATTATGCCACGCGGACACCTGACTAAAGATATTATTAAGTGTGAGGTTCTTAAACTAAAAGCAGACTTGGATAAAGAGTGGATGAATAAGTCTGGGTATGACCCAAAGTGGTTAGCGCATCATTATTTGAATAAGGTTATTGATAAAATTGAAGAGTATAGGGTATAATAAATACTATTACGGAAAAAATTGATACTAGTTAATGGGCATTTTTAAGAAGACTGTAAAGTATTCTAAGGCTTCTAAGGATCTAGATAGTAAAATAAAAAGTCTTGATGAAGGTCTGAAGAAAACAGGTGTCATTTCTGAACAGAATGATGCTGAGACTTTTTGTGTAGAAGAAAAAAAAGAAGAAAATATTCCTAAGATTGTTGATAAGATTGAAGTAGTAGAGAAAGAAGAAAAGTTATATAATTGGAGAGAAACTCTTCTAGAAGAAAATATTGCAGATGAAACCTTACTAGAAGAAAAATATGAAACTCCTGGTTTAACTAGAGTTGAAAACTATATTTCTGAAAGTAATAAGGATTTAATTATACTTAGAGATCAGGTATTCAAAGAAATATCAGAAAATACTTTACTAGATCTTCCTGAGATTAAAAATAAAATTTCTAAAGTTTTAGAAATATATGAACAACTTCAAGAGGGGTTGTTGAATGAACCACCAGAAATAAAGAATGAAGATCCTCTTACACCACTCAATCAAAACTTTGTAACACTTGATGATCTGAATAAGCATTATTCATTATTTGTCAATCGTGTGCAGGAACAACTTGCAACGATTGGTGGCGGCGGTGAAACCCGATTAAAATATCTTGACGATGTTGTTGGTATTGCCACGAATGCAAGTTTATATGATGGTAAGTTTTTAAAATATGATCACACCATTGGTAAGTTTGTTTTTGAAGCAGCTTCTGGAGGTGGTGGTAGTGGAGAATATGCTAACGTTGCTGGTATAGCGACTTATGCTTCCACTGCTGGGGTTTCAACATATTCTTCAGTTTCTGGAGTATCAACTTATTCTTCTACATCGGGAATAAGCACTTATGCATCTTCAAGTGGTATTGCTACTTATGCGTCATCTTCAGGCATTTCCACATACGCACAAACATCTGGTATAAGCACATACGCTTCAACCGCTGGTATTGCAACATACGCACAAACCGCAGGAATTGCGACATCAGCAGGAACAGCAACGACCGCAACAAATCTTGCTGATGCTGCTAATATTCTCACAGGAACTATTAATAAAGATAGAATTTCAACAACAAATACATTGACTATTCTTGGTGACTTATATGTAAGTAATAATATATCTTTTGGTGGAACAACAACTCAATTAAATACTGAACAACTTAATATTGTTGATGCTGATATTGTATTGGGTATTGGAACTACTTTTAGTCCATCAGATAATACTGCAAATCACGGTGGTATTGCAATTGCATCCACAGAAGGAACACCACTTGTAGATTTGAACATCGTTCCTGGTGAAACTAATCCTTCCACATACAAAAAAATGATGTGGTTCAAGGGCAGCACTATTGGTGCTGGTATTACCGATGCTTGGTTGTTTAACTATGCTGTTGGTATTGGATCTACACAAGTTCCTAACGGAGTTCGCCTGGCAGTTGGTAATATTAGACTTACTGATAGTACTGTAACTGCAACAACGTTTAGTGGATCTTTAAGTGGAAATGCAACAAGTGCCACAACTTCAACTTATGCTTCCACTGCTGGTCTAAGCACCTATGCATCTACTGCTGGTGTTTCTACTGTTGCACAAGGACTTACAGGAACTCCAAATATTTCAGTAGGAATTGTTACATCAAGTATTTCGATTCCTACACAGTTAAGAACGAGATCTGTTGCAGAAAAAACCACACTTATCAATGGAAACACTGTTGGACTTGCATTTACTACTGGTGGTGGAAACGTTGCTATTTGCACCAATCCATCAGCAGATATCACTCTCAATGTAACTGAGATTCCAACCGATAGTTCTTTTGATAATCATAGTATTTCATTCTCTGTGATTGTAACTCAAACAGGAACGGCTAGAACTTGCACTGCTGTAAATTTAAATGGAGTTTCTAGAACTATACGTTGGTCTGGCGGATCTCTTGCAAACGCACTTTCAGGAATTTCTACAATAAATGGGTATGATATCTTTACGTTTACTGGTATTAATACAGTAGGTTCGGCAAGTACAACAGCAAACTATGTTGTACTGGGAAGCGTGAATGGAGGATTCAATTAATGTCCTTTATTTCCAGAATTAGTACTGGTCGTCAAGGACGTTCACAACAATCAAAACAAAGAGTTTCTGTATCTCCAGTATTTTCAGAAACTGGTTGGAACATCTTGATGATGTATACTGGAAAAAAAGTAGCATCCTCAACCTGGATTGGAGCTGGTCTAAACACATTAAGAACCAGTATGGGTTCTCCTGGCACATCAACGTTTATGACGATGACTGCTGCCTCAACAGGTGCGAATGGGAGAACTGCTCTGGGTCAAGGTCAAGGTTTGTATAATGCTTTCTTTACTCAAACTGGTATCACAAAAATTGCTTTGGTTGATGGAAGTGGAAGTAGTCTAGACCCAACTTCTCATACAAACTATCTTGTTTATGATTTGGTAGAAAGTACAGGAAGTGAATCTATTGATGCGATTTTAAAAAGACTGGACATCTATCAGAGAGACGCAACACAGTTTCAGAACAATGATACAGTCTGGCCAAACGCAAGTGTTTTAAACCATACTGCTGGAACAAATGGATATTCTGGTTTACTATCCGCAAGTGGTGGAACAGCATTTAAAGCATTTTCAAGAGCTGGAGCTGACCAAGGCATTCCAGGTCGTTTTTGTGTAATGGGAATCAACAGAGACTCTGATAACGACATTCAGGCACTATGTGCTTTCAGTGGAAACTTACAGTCTGGAAAGGGTGATGCTTGGAGAGGACAAAACCCAGAGCAAACTTTTTGGAGTTATTGGGGAGATGACTTTCATACTGACAGTCGTGCCCGTAGAATCGGAAACCAGTTACAGTCTGCTCCTGGCGTTGCGACACAGTGTACTCATACTGGGGATGTATATTTGCTTGCCTATACCCCTTGACACCAGAACCAGATCGTAGTATGATAAATAGGTAAACAAATGTTACGAAATACTCATATTTCTTAACATTGCTAACACCCGTTAACCGAGACCTATGGGTGTATAAATTACGTCTCTCATATCCCGCCTGAGGGTGGCGGGAGCATAGTAACTCCACCATTTCCCTGATGGTTTTACTTTCTTTTAATTAAAATGACTGCTACACTTTCACGTCAAAAATCACAATCGAATACTTGGGAACAGTTCTGCCAGTGGGTTACCTCAACCGATAATCGTCTTTATGTCGGTTGGTTTGGAGTCCTGATGATTCCTTGCCTGCTTGCTGCTACTATCTGTTTCATCGTTGCCTTCATTGCCGCACCTCCTGTGGACATTGATGGTATCCGTGAACCCGTTGCTGGTTCACTCATGTACGGAAACAACATCATCTCTGGTGCTGTCATTCCTTCGTCCAATGCTATTGGACTGCACTTTTACCCCATCTGGGAAGCTGCTTCCCTAGATGAGTGGCTTTACAACGGTGGTCCGTTCCAACTGGTTGTGTTCCACTTCCTGATTGGTATCTACGCCTACATGGGTCGTGAGTGGGAACTCTCCTATCGTCTGGGTATGCGTCCTTGGATCTGTGTTGCATACAGCGCACCTGTCGCTGCTGCATCTGCTGTATTCCTGGTCTATCCTTTCGGTCAAGGTTCTTTCTCTGATGCGATGCCTCTGGGTATCTCTGGTACTTTCAACTACATGCTTGTGTTCCAGGCAGAGCACAACATCCTGATGCACCCCTTCCACATGCTTGGTGTTGCTGGTGTGTTTGGTGGTTCTCTGTTCAGTGCGATGCACGGTTCTCTGGTTACTTCCTCACTGGTTCGTGAAACCACTGAGTCTGAGTCACAGAACTATGGTTACAAGTTCGGTCAAGAAGAAGAGACTTATAACATCGTTGCTGCTCACGGTTACTTTGGACGCCTTATTTTCCAATACGCTTCGTTCAACAATAGCCGTAGTCTGCACTTCTTCCTCGCCGCTTGGCCTGTAGTTGGCATCTGGTTCACCGCTCTTGGTGTTTCCACGATGGCATTCAACCTGAATGGTTTCAACTTTAATCAAAGTATCGTTGATAGTCAGGGTAAGGTAATCAATACCTGGGCTGATGTTCTGAACCGTGCTGGACTGGGGATGGAGGTAATGCACGAGCGCAACGCTAGAATTGTTGGTGTTGTTGCCTAGTAATAGGCATTAGAAAAATCGGGTTAAACGGGGAAACTCTCTATGAGACAATCCCGTACCAAGTCAGAAAGGGTTTAAGTTTTCTGAAAGGTCTAACGACTAGGTAGTGAGTCCCAACAATAATCTACCCACGAATGCCCGACTCCTTAATAAACATAAGGATGAAGAGATAGTCTGAACTTACTGGCGACAGTAAGAAGTAAAGAATAAAGAGTCTTTACGATAACAAAATTGCACAATTTCCCTCTTGACCTTGCAGCAGCAGAAGCAACCCCAGTTGCTCTTACTGCTCCCGCAATCGGTTAATAAAATTAGAGACCCTTTACGGGTCTCTTTTTTTATGTTATAATATATAAATAGTTATGGAAAGTTATGAGCAACTTATATGGATTTGCACCAACTAGTAATATCTGAATGTGAAAGAAGGGGATTAGAACTAATATATCTTCCAGAAAAACTTGTCCGCCGTTCTACTGATGTGATTGTAAAGTGCCCCTGTACTGGGCAGAGAAATATGAGTATAAGAAACTTTATCTTTACTTATGAAAAAGGTGGTGAAGCATTTTGTTGTAGGAGAAAATCAAAACTTGGAAAAAATAATCCTGCATTTGGAAAACCAACTTGGAATGCTGGAACTGTTGGTGTATCAAAAAGTTATGGATTTTTTGGTTTTAAAGAAGAGTGGTCTGATAGAGAGGACTACTTATATTTTATTGAAACCATATATGGAACCTATAAAATTGGTAGGTCTTTTCATGGCATAAAATATCGTTTTACTGAAACTATAAATGAACTTGGTGAGTGGAAAGCATCTCATAAAGAGGTGTTTGATTGTGAGAGGTATATTTTAGAAAATTATAAGCAATATCAAAAAAAGATAGATGGTATAATTGGTGGGTCGGAACACTTTACCAAAGAATTACCCATTCAAGAAATTATGGAATATGCAGATCAAAAATTGAGCACTAATACTCATTGACCTTTTTATTAAGGAATGTTAAGATAAATATGAGAAATGACATAGGAGGCTATGGTATCTTCAACACTTTCAAAACCAATTCAACAAAGGGGGTGGTTTGATGTCCTGGATGATTGGCTCAAGCGTGATAGGTTTGTTTTTGTCGGTTGGTCTGGCTTACTTTTATTTCCGACAGCTTATCTTGCTCTTGGCGGGTGGCTTACAGGAACCACCTTTGCTACCAGTTGGTACACCCACGGCATTGCGAGTTCATATCTTGAGGGGTGTAACTTTCTTACTGCTGCTGTATCTACTCCTGCTGATGCTCTCGGACATTCTCTTCTACTCCTATGGGGTCCTGAAGCTCAGGGAGATTTCGTCCGCTGGATCCAACTTGGGGGACTCTGGACTTTTGTGGCGCTCCACGGGGCTTTCAGCTTAATCGGATTTATGTTGCGCCAGTTTGAGATTGCTCGTCTTGTGGGCATTCGTCCTTATAATGCCATCGCATTCTCTGGTCCTATCGCAGTATTCGTTTCTGTATTCTTGATGTATCCACTGGGACAATCCAGTTGGTTCTTCGCACCATCCTTTGGTGTTGCTGCTATTTTCCGTTTCCTTCTGTTTCTTCAGGGTTTCCACAACTGGACCCTCAACCCCTTCCATATGATGGGAGTTGCTGGTATACTAGGAGGAGCACTACTCTGTGCGATTCACGGAGCAACTGTAGAAAACACTCTATTTGAAGATAGTGATCAAGCAAACACCTTTAAGGCATTTGAACCGACTCAAGAGGAAGAGACCTATTCGATGGTCACTGCCAACAGATTCTGGTCTCAGATCTTCGGTATTGCTTTTAGTAATAAGCGTTGGTTGCACTTTTTTATGCTTTTTGTTCCCGTTATGGGTCTCTGGACTTCCAGTATTGGCATCATTGGACTGGGGTTAAACTTGAGGGCTTATGACTTTGTGAGTCAGGAGATTCGTGCTGCTTACGACAGTGAGTACGAAACCTTCTACACTAAAAATATACTGCTCAATGAAGGACTTAGAGCGTGGATGGCTCCTGTAGATCAACCTCATGAAAATTACGTCTGGCCAGAAGAAATTCTGCCTCGTGGAAATGCCCTCTAATGTTATTTTTATATAAATAGTATTGCGAGAGGCAATGCTACTAATGGTTTGGAATAAAGGATTAATAAATGACCCCCGATCAAAAGGGGGTCGCCCCAAATCAAGTCTCTCATATGTCGGTCAGACCTATGGGAGACTTACTATTTTGGAACAATATAGTCATAAGAAAAGTATAAAATTTAAATGTCGTTGCGAATGTGGTAATATTACAGATGTTCGTAAAGATAATTTAATAACAAAAGCAGACACGGTTTCTTGTGGATGTAGATTAAAAGAACTTCAACAAGAAAGAAAAGAAATGGGTATTGATGAAGTATCTGCTATGTGGTCTAGAGCAAAATATAGAGCAAAGCAAAAAGGATTAGACTTTACAATAGAACAAAAAGATATTACTATTCCAGATGTTTGCCCTTTACTTGGAATACCATTAGTCTGTCATAGAGGTAAAGGAAGTCAGAAGGGGAACTCTCCATCATTAGACCGTATAGACCCCACAAAAGGATACATAAAAGGTAATGTTTGGGTCATAAGTAATAGAGCAAACACTCTCAAAAACGATGCCACCCTACAAGAACTCCAAACACTTGTAGAAAATCTTAGCAAGGGGGCTTGACGCCTCCTTTTTTTGTCTATATAATGAAGTTGCGTAAACTTGTATGAAGTTCCTTATCACACTTCTCGCTACGCTTTTCTTTGCCCTCCCCGCTTGGGCAGTAGACGTTCAGATGGGCAACAACGGAAATTTGGTTTTTGAACCTAATGAAATTTCTATCAGTGCTGGTGATAGCATTCATTTTATCAACAACGTGCTACCTCCACATAATGTGATTGTAGAAGACCATCCAGAACTCTCTCACACAGGACTCGCTTTTGCACCAGGAGAAACTTTTGACATTGCCTTTCCTGAACCAGGAGACTATACTTTCTGGTGCGATCCTCATAAGGGGGCAGGAATGATTGGACACATTCACGTTTCATAGTATGCATTCTCACGACCATAACACTTGTATTCATCTCATTCATATGTTTCTTTGCTGTCTTGCTGGAATCGGAATTGGAACCCTAGCAGTCTGGGGTTATCAACAAATCAAAAATAATAAGAATCATAATCCCTAATAACTCCATCTATGTTCTTCATTCTTGTAAGTTTTATACTCTTTGGAGTTTTTATGTTTATAATGTCTCTTACACAAGACCTATAAGTTTTTTGTATTGATTTGCAAACAGTCATTAACTTATGTTAAAATAAATAAAATTTCAAGGTTTTGTTCTATAAACTATGATATTAGATCTGGCACATACGATTGCGGACTATACAATTTGTGGGGAAGGTAATGTATCTGAAAGAGTTGATAAAGATACTTTTTTAATTAAGGCAAGCGGCACAAGTCTTCATACACTCTCCGAAGAAGATTTGACTTTATGCAATACAAATGGAGCACAGATAGAATTAAGTCATAAGAAACCAAGTATTGAGACACTGTTTCACGCTTGGATTATGAGAACTTTTCCAGAAATTAATTATATCGCCCATAGTCATCCACCATATACCACACAGATTCTTTGCTCTGATGCTGCAGATGATTTTGCCAATCATCGTTGGTTTCCAGATCAAATTGTAAGAAATGGTCCTAAGTCTTGTTTAGTTCCTTATGCTCCTCCTGGAGAAAGAATTCTTGCATTGGTTGAGGAATATGTAACTAAGTTTGTGAATGAGGAAGGATATTTTCCTAAACTGATTTTGCTCAAAAATCATGGCATCATTACGGCATCTCCTTATCAGAAAGATTGTGCATCCGCAAGTTTGATGTGTGAGAAGTCTGCTGAGATTTTTGTCGGTGCCAAACTTCTTGGTGGTGTTCATTTCTTACCACAAGAAGAAGTTGAACATATCGAAAACTGCCCTGGAGAAAACTATCGTCGTAATATGTACTTTGAAGAATGATATCATCAGAAACACCCTATAAACTCGCAGAAATTATTCGTGACACTTGGCCAGGTCTTTACAGAAAACCAGAACCATCTTATAATGAAGAAAAGGAAATAGAAGATGAACAAGTATCGTGATGAATATTTTTCAGTTCTAGATAAAAAGACTGGAAGAAAACTTTTAGATTGTGGCGAAGAGTCTGATGCTCTTGCGATGGTTGCTTTAGATCCGCAGAACAGAACTTATACTCGCAATAAGTTTTTGATGGGACCTGTTGTGGATGTTGAGATTCCAAAGGCACTACCGACTAATGAAATCGTTGTGAATATGGATGGTGGAGTTGGTGGTTCTTGGAAAGAAATATATGAACAATTTGATAATGCATTTGGCGTTAAAAAGCAAAAACAATTGAACCAGAGTGATGTCGAAGTTTTCATACCCCAATGATCCATCAGACGCAAAGTGCCCTTACTGTGGTGAGAAAGGAAAACCTTGTTCTCATGTAGACAGTATGGCAAGGGCATATGCTCGTGGTGCTTGTAAGAAGATAAATATAGATAAGTCGCAGTAACTTATGGGACCTCTACACTCTCCAAAAGAATACTTGTTTCAGTTACACGCAACAAGTTCTGGGGAGGCGAAACGAATGTGGAGGCAACATATAAAAGAA